ATTAAGAACAACGGTTCAATCTCTGAAGGTTACTGTGTAAACCACTTCTTGACCGATACTAACGCTTGGTTCTTGACCACAGACGTTCCTAACGGCATGAAGCACTTTGTTCGTTCACCCTTGGCTAACTCCATGGACGGCGATTTCGATACAGGTAACGTTCGTTACAAGTCTCGCGAGCGTTATTCTTTTGGCTGGTCAGATCCATTGGGTATGTTCGGCTCTGCTGGTGCTTAATCAGCGGTAAAGAAAAAGGGGGCTTCGGCTCCCTTTTTTGTTGCAATAGATTTATTGAAGTGGTATAAATACATTAATCCGGGTTTATCCGGTGCATTGAACAGTCCCGGCTGACGACATACAGATCGATGCACTTAACTTGTATGTAAGGAAACATCATGGCAAATACCACGTTTAACGGCCCAGTTCGTTCCGAAAATGGCTTTCAAGACATTTCTATCAACGCCAACACTGGCGCTGTTACTGTTGACGCTACATTTGGTGCTACCACCAGCGTTACAAATTTAACAACTACAAATCTGGTTTTTACCGATCAAAATCACCCTTCGACCGTGGCAATTAACGCAACAGCCACAGCCACTGCTGCACAAGTTGCAACTGGCTACATCACTTCTACTTCAGCCGCAGCCACAACCATCACTTTGCCCACAGGCACTTTGCTTGGCGCTGCTCTTGGTGCTGTTAAAGGTACTGTAATGGACTTGTACGTTGACAACACTGCTGGTGCATCAACCGTGACCATCGCTGTTGCTACAAACGGTATCTTGTCTACAGCCGCCGCTGACACTGCTGGTAGTTTTGGCGACTTGACTATTGCTGCAGGCGCAACTGGTATTGGCCGCTTTACCATCATGTTCTCCAGCGCAACAGCTTACGTGTTTACCCGTACTGCTTAATCAACCCAAGGGGTTTCGGCCCCGTTTTTAAAGGAGATTGATTATGGCAATGCAATATGACGTTAAACAAGGTCATTTAAACCAAAGCGGTTTTTTTGTTCTTGGAAGAAATCGCGTTAAAGGGATTTCATTTTTTGGTGCAGGCACAGATGGCACTTTGGTGTTGTTTGATACTGCTTCTGTTCCAGTAACTTCTGGCGTTACTTACGCTCGTTCTGGAACAACTGTAACAGTAACAAAAACTGCTCATGGCCTGTCTACTGGCGCTATTGTTGGTATTCACTTTGACAGCAACACAAGTCAATCAGCAACAGACGGCAACTATGTGATCACTGTTGCTTCGTCAAGCACATTTACGCTGACCGACATTAACACTGGGACTATTACTTCTACTGCGGCTTCGTATGTAAGTGGTGGTGGTCGCTGGTTAATGACCTACGAAATAGATGCGACTGACACTTTTAGTAATGCACCCATTATTCCGGGTGAAGGTGTGTTGGCAGTTAATGGTATTTATGCACTAATGACCAATATTGATTCAACGCAAATTTACTATGGCTGAAGCTAAACAAGCAGTTCTGTCTGGCCGCAAATTATTCATTGCGATCCCAGCCTATGACGGCAAGATCAATATCAAGCTTGCATACAACGTTGCGGCGTTAATGCCCAAGGCTGTACAGCATGGTATTGCCGTTAATATGGGCGATGTGTCTGGGTGTTCAATCATCACTATGGCTAGAAACCAATTGGTTCATGAGTTCCTAAAGTCAGATTGCACAGAGCTGCTGTTTATTGATTCCGATGTAATTGCCACGGCAGATGACGTTCTTCGCCTGATGGCCCAAAGTGCCGGCAAGGATATTACGGCAGGAGCCTATCCCCGTAGAGCCAAAGACCGCTATTTCTTTGCTGATCTGTATTTTAATGAGAACCAAGAGCTAGAGTTTGATGGCTCTCTCATGCGCGTAGAGCGCGTAGGAACTGGGTTTATGTTGATCCAGCGCCATGTCCTAGAGGATATGGTCAAAGCTCATCCAGAGTGGATATATGATTTCAAAGGCGAGAAAGTCACCGCGCTGTTTGACTTTGCGTTAAAAGACGGAAAGTATGTAGGCGAGGATTACTTGTTCTGCGACAGAGCTCGTGAGCACGGATATAAGATTTACATTGATGTTGACATTAGTCTGCCGCACGTTGGAACAGATACGTTTGAGAACAACTTCCGAGAAGAGGTTGTAATCCCATTGTTAGAGATGGTTCGTAAGTCCAAGCTAAAGGTAGCAAATGGCTAAGAGTCCAACATGGCAGAGAAAAGAAGGAAAGAGCCCGACTGGTGGCTTAAATGCCAAGGGACGAGCCTCCGCGAAAAAGCAAGGCATGAATTTGAAACCTCCCCAGCCGGAAGGCGGCTCCCGCAAGGACGCATTCTGTGCAAGGATGGGCGGTATGAAAAAGAAATTAACCAGCGAAAAGACGGCAAAAGATCCGGATTCACGGATCAATAAAGCGTTAAAGAAATGGAAATGCTAGATCTTAATATTGCATGGTCGGCGATATTAACACTGTTAATATCAATTTTGGGCTACGTCATGAACGAGAAGTTTCGTGAACTAGCTCGGATTAGTATATTACTCAACAAAACACGCGAGGAGGTTGCCCGTGATAACGTTACTCAAGCAGAAATTGACCGCATTTCGAGTCACATTGACCAACGCTTTAACAAGCTTGAAGAAAAGATTGACCAGCTTATTCGGCAAGGGCGATAATGCCAAGCAAGAGTAAAGCTCAACACAATTTCATGGCCGCGATTGCACATTCGCCATCGTTTGCTAAGAAAGCTGGAGTGCCCATGTCAGTGGGTAAGGACTTTGTAACTGCCGATAAAGGCAAGAAATTTTCTAAAGGTGGCGAAATGAAACATGAAGACGTAAAGATGGACAAGAAGATGATGCAAAAGGCCGTGAACAAACACGAAGGCCGTTTGCACAAAGGCGCGTCTATGACTAAGCTTGCTAAAGGGGGCTTTACTAAATCGGCTGATGGTATTGCTACTAAAGGCAAGACCAAAGCTACTCAAGTAAAAATGCGCAACGGCGGCGCTTGTTAAGGAGATTATTATGAAAAGACATTATGAAGACGGCGGCGAAGTAGACGCTATGGAAGAGGCAAATCAACGTACAGACATGATGTTGACAAACCCTAATGCCAAAGAATTTGGTGAGCCAAGTACTTCTGAAACAATAGAAGTTCTTAAGGCTATGACTAAGGCTATGCCCAAAGCTAAAGCCAAGTCTGCCCCAAAAGCCGAAGCTAAAGCTGCTGTAAAAACAATTGAAACCGCTGCCAAAGAAGGCGATATGTCTTTAGCAGATCGTGCACGAATGACTCGTGAACGCGCTAGAGCAGGTAGTGGTGCAACTGACATGAGATCTGTTGGTGATCGTATTCGCTCTGCATTAGGTGCTGGTAAAAATCGTGGTGGAAACTCTGTTGATTTTGCTGGTACTGGCATGGGAATGAAATCTGGCGGAAAAGTTTCTGCATCTAGCCGAGCTGACGGTATTGCCCAGCGCGGTAAAACTCGCGGCAAGATGTGTTAAGGATCTGATATGCCTGAAGTCCCATACACATACAAAGGTACAACTGACGAAGAGTTGGACATTGAAGACAAGATGCGTAATCAAGCTGGTGCTGGCCGTGGCAAACAAGGCGGCGCTACAGCCAAAGAGCTGGCTGACTACGAGCGCAAGCAAAACATTGGCATCTATACCGCTGATATGGGCAAGCCTCCTCAAGACATTGATGGCGGCTCAGTCAAAAAGAAGGTTGTTAAAAAGGCCGGTGGCGGCATGACTGCTTCTGGGCGTGGCGATGGTATTGCACAGCGTGGTAAAACTCGCGGAAAGATGTGTTAAATCATGATTGGTAGCCGTGGAATGGGTGCTATACGCGCCTCTAAGATGCCCAAGGGTGTACGCAAAGCGCGTAGGGATGACACTGACTTTACTGAGTACGCTGAAGGCGGTCCTGTTGGTTTGTATGCCAATATCCACGCAAAGAAAAAACGTATCGCAGCTGGCTCAAAAGAACGTATGCGTAAGCCCGGATCTAAGGGCGCTCCTACGGCTCAAGCTTTTATTAACTCTGCTAAAACGGCTAAAAAATGACCACTACAGGAACCACAGCCTTTAACATGGAGTTCACTGAGCTCGCGGAAGAGGCGTGGGAGAGAGCTGGCCGTGAGATGCGTACTGGTTATGACTTACGCACAGCCCGCCGCTCTCTCAACCTGATGACCATTGAGTGGGCTAACCGTGGTATCAATATGTGGACGATTGATACAGGGACTATCACCTTAACTCAGGGATTAGCCACATACGCTTTGCCTACAGATACGATTGACCTACTGGATCATGTGATTAGAACGCAGGCTAACAACGCTTCAACCCAAGCTGACTTGAGTATTACGCGAATTAGCGTTTCTACCTATGCCACGATTCCCAATAAGTTAGTCCAAGGACGACCTATCCAAGTGTGGATCCAGCGTCTGTCCGGTGAGACAAACCCAACAGTGGCTGTCCTTGATGGTGCTATTACATCAACAAGCACAACGATTGTTCTGAGTAGTGTTGAAGGTCTGGCTGGCTCTGGGTTTATCCGTTTAGGTACCGAAGACATTTATTACACCTATATCAGTGGTTTAACACTGGGTGGTGTCTTCCGTGGCCAGAACAACACTACAGCAGCTGCTCAAGCAGATGGAACTGCGGTGTTTGTGCCTCAATTGCCGGCGGTGACTGTATGGCCTACACCAGATGGATCACAGCAATATCAGTTCGTGTACTACAGAATGCGCCGCATCCAAGACGCTGGCGCTGGTGTGCAAACATCTGATATGAATTTCCGCTTTCTACCATGTGTAGCAGCTGGATTGGCCTACTACATAGCTATGAAGGTGCCTGAGTTGCAGGGCCGTATAGATATGTTAAAGCGGGTCTATGATGAACAGTATGCTCTAGCAGCTCAAGAAGATAGAGAGAAGGCTACATTGAGGTTGGTGCCTCGTATAGCGTTCATTGGTGGGGGATCTTAATGACAACCCCATTTGCATCCGGTAAGTATGCAATTGCCGAATGTGATCGGTGTGGTCAGCGTTATAAGTTAAAGCAGTTAAAGATGGAGGTCATTAAGACCAAGCTTTATCAGCTCAAAGTGTGTGATGCTTGCTGGGATCCAGATCAACCGCAGCTGCAGTTGGGGATGTATCCTGTTAATGATCCACAAGCTTTGTATCAGCCAAGGCCAGATACAACGTATGTGACGGCTGGTTTGAACACGGCGGGCAATTTAACGGGTGGTTCGCGAGATATTCAATGGGGTTGGTTCCCAGTTGGTGGGGCTAGAGATTTTGATACATATCTCACACCAAACTACTTGGTAGGAACGACATTTGTTGGTACAGTTACGATAACAGTTTCATAGGAGCTAAACATGGCATATACAAAATCAGCAGACGGAATTGCTAAAAAAGGCAAGACCGATGGTAAGAATTTGGGTAATAGTGGCCCTAAAGTTAAAATTCAAACAGGCCCTATTGATGGCAATGTTGGTAAAACCAATGCTGACATGAAGAAAATGGGTCGTGGTTTGGCTAAAATTGCAGCACAAAAGCGAGGCTAACATGGCTAAATACAGCAAAATGATGATGGGTAAAGAAGTTGGTGATGCCAAGGTCTATGCTCCTCCACACACAATGACTGGTGAAAAGGTTGTGGCCAAAGAAAACCCCGGTTCTGGCCGTAACATGAGCCGTGCTGATACAGTTAATATGACTGTTGGCAACATCAATAAGTCTTCTGGTGGTGAGCCTAAGACCTCTGGTATCAAGATTCGCGGTACTGGTGCGGCCACTAAAGGCGTTATGGCACGGGGCCCGATGGCATGAACTACGCTCAGCTTGTTGTTGCTGTTTCTGACTACTGTGAGAATTCATTTCCCACAGTGGACATGAACATCTTTATTGCACAAGCAGAACAAAGAATTTATAACACCGCGCAGCCTGCCAATTTACGGAAGAATGTGACGGGCACGATTACCTCTGCAAACAAGTATTTGTCTGCTCCAGAGGATTTTCTGTCTGTGTATAGCCTTGCGGTATACCCCAAAAACACCACAACAGCGACTGGTACAGCTGGCCAGAAAACAATCGTTGTAGCGTCAAACACGGGTATTAAAGTTGGTCAGCAAGTAACTGGTTTGGGTATTGATTTAAATGCTTTGGTAAGAAGCATATCTGGAACAACGATTACTTTGACTGTGGCTAATAGCGCGTCTGTATCAGGTTCTGTGGTATTCCAAGGCGATTATTACTATCTGTTAAATAAAGATGTGAACTTCATTCGTGAAGCTTATCCTTTGTCAGCTTTTGCAGATGAGCCAAGGCACTATGCAATCTTTGGACCGACAACGACAGGCAGTGGCAATATTACAAACGAGCTGTCCTTTATTGTTGGCCCAACGCCAAACAGTACTTATAGCGCAGAGCTTCATTACTACTATTACCCTGAATCCATTGTCACTGCTGGTCAAACATGGTTAGGTGATAACTTTGATTCTGTACTTTTGTATGGAACGATATGTGAGGCTTTTATGTACATGAAGGGTGATGGCGACATGGTTAAGTTAGCTCAAGACCGCTATGTACAGGCTATTGCTTTGTATAAAAACTTGGCAGATGGCAAGCAACGTGCTGATGCTTATAGGGATGGACAACTTAGGATTTCAGTCTCATGAGTATTGTTCAAACCCAGACAACTAGCTTCAAGGCCGAGCTATATCAAGGCGTTCATGATCTTACGACTGACGTAATTAAGATTGCTTTGTACACGGCCAGCGCTAATTTAAACGAAGCTACTACTGCCTACTCAACTGAGAATGAAGTTGTGGCAACTGGATATACAGCTGGTGGTTCTATATTAACGCCGATAACTGTTAATTCCTCTGGATATACGGCTTATGTTGGGTTTCCCAATGTGTCTTGGACGGCCTCATTAACAGCTAGGTGCGCTCTAATTTACAATGTTACGCAAGGTAATAAGTCTATTGCTGTGCTGGACTTTGGATCTGATAAGACATCAACAACCACTTTCACAATCACAATGCCTGCCAATACTGCATCGGCAGCTCTAATCAGGAGTTCAAATTGATCGTTACTACCACTAAAGGCGAAATGGATGATTCTTTTCTTGAAAAAAAAGAAGGTGTCGTAGATAATGACAATGAAAACACCACTTGGGTGGAGTATTGGCTTGAGGGTGAATTAGTTCACCGATCAGCCCATGTGACGTTGAAAAAACCATTAACCTACGTGGCTGCTGAAGCCGCCTCAATTACATAAGGAGCCACCATGGCCAATACACAATCAATGACCACAAGTTTCATGGGTGAGCTCATGACGGCTACCCATAATTTTGGTGTAGCGCCCATTCGTGCGTCTACAGCTGCCGATACATTCAAAGCGGCTTTGTATCTTACTTCAGCCACAGTTAATGCTTCTACCACTGCGTATTCAGCTGTAAATGAAGTGTCTGGTACAAACTATGTGGCCGGCGGTGTGACTGTAACAAACGCAACACCTCCTACCGCAACCAATAGTTCTGCAACAGCTGGTGTAGCGTACTGGACGCCTTCTGCTTCCATCACTTACACGACTGTGACTTTAACCACAGCTTTTGATGCGGTTCTGATCTATAACAGCACCCAGTCTAACAAGGCTGTGTCTGTCCATACCTTTGGTTCACAGACCATTACAGCTGGCACATTTACTTTGACAATGCCTTCCAACACAACGTCAACCGCTTTGTTGCGCTTGTCTACTACTTAAAGGTAGTTTATGGCCGGATGGGGCGTTGGCGCTTGGGGCTTAGGCACTTGGGGCAATGGCGAAACCATTCTTTCAGGTGATGCGGCCACGGGCGCGGTTGGAACGCCTACTTCCAATATAACAGTAGAAATTACCGGCGTATCCGCATCAGGGTTAGCCGGTACTGCTGTTGCTACCCCATTAATTGCTTTAACGGGCGTTGCCGCTTCTGGCACAGTTGGTTCTGTTACGGTTGACAAAACAGCGACTCT